GAATGATGCGCAGTTTAAATTATCACAAGCAGAGCTAATTAAACCTCAATATACTTTACAAAAAGAAGAAAATGAGGTAGAGTTACCGCAAGAACAAGTACGACCAAATTACCCACAACCAGACGCCAAAGCACAAGACTGGCAGCAAAAAAATACTTGGTTTGGGTCCGATGCTGAAATGACAAGTTTAGCTCTAGGCGTACACGAAAATCTTGTCAGACAAGGAGTCGATCCAACGTCTGATGAATATTACCGTCGTATAGATGAAACGATGCAAAAACGTTTCCCAGAATATTTTGGGGATGATACTGAATCGATTGAGGAAAAACCTCAACGCAAACCCTCAACTGTTGTTGCTCCAGCAACACGGTCAACTGGTCCTAAAAAAATCAGATTGACTAAGACACAGTTAGCTTTAGCAAAAAAATTCAAGCTAACTCCAGAGCAATATGCACGCGAATTAATTAAAACGGAGAACGCAAATGGTTAAAAGACAAGATAGAGAACTAGAAGTACGTGAAGAAACTGAAGTTCGTAATAAACAATGGGCTCCCCCATCATTACTACCTGAAATTAAGCAACAACCAGGTTGGGCATATAGATGGGTTAGGATCTCACTTGCTAACGATGCTGATAACCTAAATGTGTCTTCAAAAATGCGTGAAGGCTGGGAACCTGTGAAACATTCAGATCACCCAGAAGTAAATTTACCGGTAAGTGCTGACTCAAGATTTAAAGATTGTATTGAAGTTGGCGGCTTACTACTTTGTAAAATGCCTCAAGAAATGGTAGATCAGAGAAATGCTTATTATCAACAAAAAGCTAAGGATCAAGAACAAGCTGTTGATAATAACTTAATGAGACAGAATGATCCTAGAATGCCTTTATTCTCTGATAAAAAATCTACTACTTCTTTTGGTAAAGGTTAATAATATTCTTTAAGGAGATGATATTATGGCAAGCACAGCCGCCCCTTACGGGTTTAAGCCCGTAAACTTGGTAGGTGGACAGCCTTATGCTGGTTCTACTCGCCAAATTAAAATTGCGTCTGGCTATGCATCAAATCTTTTCAACGGTCAAATTGTATCTATTGTAGCTGCAGGTACTGTTGAATTGGTTACTACAAACGGAGATAACTCGACACCATTCCCAGCGGGAACTATTGGTGTGTTTGTAGGATGTTCATATACAGACCCAAATACTAAGCAAAAATTGTTTGCACAATACTGGCCAACAGGCACAGTAGCAAGCGATGCAGTTGCTTACGTTGTTGATGACCCAGATGTACTTTTACAAGTACAAGCTGACGGCTCTATGGCCCAAGCTACATTAGGCTCAAATGCTCATTTAGCAGCAGTTCAGTCTACTTCAACTGGTTCTACAACTACAGGTAACTCTAATACAGCATTAGATGCAACCGTTAACACAACTTCAGGTTTTGCATTCAGAGTCGTAGACTTTGTTGATTCTCCTGATTCAGCTGTTGGCGATGCTTATACTGACGTATTAGTTAAATTCAACCCAGATGCTCATAGCTATCTGAACAAGACCGGTATTTAAGGAGAATAAATCATGGCAATTTCAAGAGCGCAGTTATTAAAAGAATTGCTCCCTGGCCTTAATGCTTTATTCGGAATGGAATACCAGCGTTATGGTGAAGAGCACAAAGAGATCTACGAATCTGAAACTTCAGAAAGATCCTTTGAAGAAGAAACAAAACTATCAGGCTTTGGTAATGCACCTGTTAAAGGAGAAGGTTCTGCCATCTCTTATGACAATGCTCAAGAAGCTTGGACAGCTAGATACAACCACGAAACCATTGCTTTAGGTTTCTCACTAACAGAAGAAGCTGTTGAAGATAACCTCTACGACACTTTATCTGCTCGTTACACTAAAGCATTAGCACGTTCAATGGCTAACACTAAACAAGTGAAAGCTGCTAACGTTCTTAACAATGGTTGGAACTCTAGTTATACAGGTGGTGATGGCAAAGTATTATTTGCAACAGATCACCCTCTAGTAAACGGCGGTACAAACAGCAATACTCAGTCAGTTGCTGCTGACTTAAACGAAACTTCATTAGAAAATGCAGTGATTCAAATCGCTGGTTGGACTGATGAAAGAGGTTTATTGATTGCTGCTAAACCACGTAAACTTATTATCCCACCAAACTTACAGTTCGTTGCAACTCGTCTATTAGAAACAGAGCTACGTGTAGCTACTGCTGATAACGACATCAACGCACTTAAATCAAATGGTGCGATTCCTGAAGGTTATGCTATCAACCACTTCTTAACAGATACTGATGGCTACTTCTTAACAACCGATGTACCAAATGGTATGAAGCACTTTACTCGTGCGCCATTAACTACATCAATGGACGGCGACTTCGACACAGGTAACGTACGTTACAAAGCTCGTGAGCGTTATTCATTTGGTTGGTCAGATCCCCTCGGCATGTGGGGCTCTCAAGGTGCTGCTTAATTCTTAGGCACCCTCCTCGGAAAAGCCCAGTCCCTCTCGCTGGGCTTTTTCACTTTTATTACCTCAAACTCATACATTTCATTAGATACTTCAATACTATCCTTTGTTACTATACGTCTAACTGTATTACATGTAATACAGAATCTAAATTTAAGGAGAAACATTATGTGGACTAAACCAGCTGCTACAGAAATGAGATTTGGCTTTGAAGTAACTATGTACGTTATGAACAAGTAATTCTGCTATAATACTGACTCACACATACACACAAGGAGAAAATTATGTCAGTGAAATTAGCAAAACCAGAAGTAAAATTTAACAAGACCGGCTATGAAATAAGAACAGAAGTTCTTGATATGGCTAAAGATATAGCACTTACAGAGTACAACGCTAAGTTTGGCGATTGGCAAATGAGTGTTAAGAAAGATGATAAGGGTAATATTGTGCATAAAGTAGATATGCCTGACTTTCCAGGTCTTGACATCATATTAGCTAATGCGGAACGATTATACGAGTTCGTAAATAAGGCTAAGTAATTAAGGGGCTTCGGCCCCTTTTTTATTGCACAAAACTCTTAAAAAGAGTATCATTAACCTATTCGGGAACATTGGCTTATCAGACTGCCCCGACAGACGCATACACGACGGATAAGCTTAACTTTGTATGGAGAAATCAAAATGTCAAGTACAACCTTTTCAGGTCCAGTCACATCCACAAATGGCTTTAATGGACCAGTCGTAGTAGATAATACAACTCTTAACACAGGCGCTGCAGTTACAACAACACTTACTCGTGCTCAATCAGGTACTCTTTTTACTGTTGATGGTACAGATGATATTGTTGTTAATATGCCAGCTCTAAGCACAAGCAACCCAGGTACAACCTATGAATTTTTTGTAACCACAGCCGTTGGTTCAGGTAAAACAGTAACATTTGTATTACCAGGTTCAGCGGTATCTAATTTTTATGGTGCTTTATCTCTTATGGGTGGTACAGCTGCTAACCCAGCAAATGATATTGTGGGTGATACATTAACATTAGTAGCTACAACAGCAGTTAATGCAAGAGTTAAATTAACATGTGTTACTGATGATGGTACTAACTCTACATGGAAAGCTGAAACACTTTCTACACCAATCGCAACTATTGCTTAATTAGGAGGCTAACATGGCACAACAAACCGATGTAAAAGCCGCAACGCAAACTGCGGGTACAGGTACTCCTGTAGGACATCGTGCCAGAGTGAAGAGTATCCATTATCGTTCAACTGCAACCGGAGGTACCATTGTTTTAAAAGACGGTGGTTCTGGTGGTGCAACTAAGTTAACAGTGAATACTCCAGCCGTGGTAAGTAGTAACGATGTATTTATTCCAGGTGAGGGAATATTGTTTGAAACTGATGTCTACTGCACATTAAGCAATGCAGATTCAATCACAATATTCTACGGTTAATCGTGGAAGAAGAGCCTGACAAGTCTTTGGAAAAAGAAAGTGAAAAACGTGAAGAAAAGCGTGAAGAACTAAAAAGACTGTGGGAAGCTCTAGGAGATTGCGTATAAATGGCAACGACTAAAAAACGAAAAGGAATGGGGATTAAAACTTCTGTAAAGTCGGGTAACTTTCGCCCGACTAAGCAGGGTGCAGGTATGAC